GTCGCCTCGAACTCGGCTTTCGTCATCTGCTCGAAAACGAAGCCATACTTCGCGTCTGAGCCGTCTGCGGATTCGATATCCGGGTCAAGATAGACCGTTAGCGGGTTCTTTACTCGCCGAAGGAAAATTTCCTGATCAAAGCTGCCGTCGTGAGCGTACTCTGTGACGACGCGCCAATAACCAATACCTCCTTGGACAGCGAATTCGGTAGCAGTGTCATAGACGATCTCGGCGTGCGAGTTGTACTCGATATGCCGGATGATTCCATCAAGGATCTTAGCAATCTCGATATCCGCATCGCCGTCCACCGGTAACGTCTTGACGCTAGGCTTGTTCTGCTTCGCATCGTTGATGATCTGTAGATTGTGCTGACGCGTCTTGTTGATCGTCAGGCACGGGCGCTGATCGCCTTCGCGTGCGTTGCGGATCTGATCGGGCCATTGCCAACCGTTGTCGGCGTCGCCATTGGCGAACTTCAGGTCTTCAACGAAGCGCTTGCGAAACTCGCTCTCGGCTTCCTCGCAGCGCGCAAAGCGCTCTTTCGCTTCGGCAACGATCTTTGCCTTGGGGTCTTCCTGTTTTTTGCGTGCCATTTATGCGAGCCAGCCGCCAGCACCGACAATCGGGCGACGGACAACAGGTTTAGAGGGTTTAGGAGCCTTGCCGGCGCGCCGTGCGCCCTCACAGGCGTATCGCAGCGCGTCGATGACGTGGTTATCCTTGTCTTCGAGAATCGGCAGGATGGCGCCCGTCAACGGGTCTTCCTTGTACTTGTAGAGCGAGAGTTCATCGATCAGATGCTTGCACCGCGGATGAACGATGATGTCGAACGACTTCAGGAATTCAACGCCCTCTTCCAGCGACTTCGCGCCCTTGATGGCCGGCCGAATCTTCGGAAAGCCGTTCTTCTGCATGTGGCTGATCGTTTCCGGCCGCGCAGAGTCAGCCGTGATAGGCCACTTCTCAGCATCCGGCACGCTCATGAACAGTTCAGGCAGGTTCACGATCTCGCAGCCGACCATGTACGCCTCGTAATCGACGTACAGCAGGTTGCCTTCGATATCGCATCGAATCAGCACGGACGGATCGACCGAGAACCCCCAGTCCGCACCCAACCGATGAATGGTGCCCGCCGGCCGTTCGAATTCTTCAATGCGCCAGTTCTTGAATACGCGCGCTTCGCTGTTCTGCTGGTACTTACCGAGCCAGATATGCGCGTACTTGTCAGGATCACGGCGCTTGTCGTACTCCATTTCAATGCGCAGCTCCTCAGGGAGCCACGGATTGTCCATGTAGTTCGCTTCGACAACGACAGCGCCAGGCGGCGGCTCTTCACCGCGCAGCAGCGCGTCTACCGGGTCAGTCGATTCGCGCGGGTTCCACGAGAACCACAGTTCCGATCCCGGCTTACGAATAGTCGGGCGCAGCAGATCAAGCGAGCGTTGGCTAAGCGACTGCGCTTCCTCGACCCACGCGATATCGAAGCCTTCCAGCGACTTGATCGACTCCGCGGTATGGTTCTGCATACCCTGGAACATAATCAGACCGCCATGCGTCGACTTGATCTGCGCATCCTGGACGTCGAAGTACGCGCCGGCATTCAACGACTCAATCTTGCCTTCGAGCAGTTTCTTGACAGACTGCTTGAGCGACTTCTGCACCTCACGAACACACACGGCGTCCGTCTTTTCCATCACAGAGCGCTCAATCAGCATCTCACCGAAGAAATGCGACTTGCCCGAGCCTCGGCCGCCGTGTCCGCCCTTGTAGCGCGCAGGCTCAAGTAGCGGAACGAACACCCGCGGGGTTTGAATTTGGAGTATCGACAATTACGCGCTCGATCTTGGTAATGGCGATCGGGTCGCCGTCCTTGCCGGACATTTCAACCGCCTGCGTGGACTTGCCATACCCGCGGTCAAGCAACTCTTTTGCCGCCGCGATACGGGCCGAATCGTTCTCGCTCGTCGTCAAGATCGTGGCGAGCATTGCGATTGCCTCCGGCGCATGGTTCTGAGCCAGCGCCCGAATATCGGCCGTGATCTTGTTCGGCGTTCCTCTGACTCGGCCGCCGGTTTTCACACCTTTAGCCATGTGTCTATTTCCGTCTAAATCTATCTACTTTTGAGGTGCGCGCTCACCGGCCCGTATGTGTTGCCGCGGAGCCGATCCGCTGACCAGGAGCGCGCGAAAGAAGGATTGCCGCACCCGGCGCGCCCTAGAGTTCCCTTGCGGGCGGAGACAGAGCACTTCCATGACCTGCGCGGCTGACGCTGTTTTCCCACCTGCGCCTGGGGTGATGAACTAATGCGCCGTACTGGCGCGAGCAATGATCTGTATCGCCGTCTCAATCAGCCCGGCGTATTCGTCTTCGTCGTATTGCATGGCGCGATTGGACAGCATCTCGAACGCGTCATCGCCCACCTCTACGACTCCCTCGTTAAGTAGATGGCCGATCACGATTGCGAACGCATCGGCTACCGTGTCTAGGTCTTCGTGCGGGGCGAGTGGTCGCATATGTCACCTGTAGGGCGGGCGCAATACCGAGCAAGAGCGGCGCGTATATGCTCCTGCTGCTCCGGCGTTATCGGAGGTTTTGGCGTGCCATCTGCGTTGAAGCAGTAGTAACCGCCCTCGCATCCAATATCTTGGCACCCGCCAGGTTTGCATTTGCTCATGCCATCCTCTGTCCACGGAAGTACGCCTTACCGTCATCCCGCACCGAGCAGAACTCTGGATGAAGCAATTCGCCATCACGCCACGTCAGCACCGCAAAGCCGCTTTGCCAGTTCGCGTTGCGGCCGGTCAGGTAGTGGAACTCGTCTTGCTCGGGATCGGCCAGCATTCCAGTTTCAATGCCGTATCGAAGTCGACCGAATCCACGGAACTGCACAGCCTGGAGCCGGTGCGTATGACCCGTAATGACGTGATATCCAGCCCCTTTGACGACGTTGTTGTAGGCGGCATGCATACCGTTAGCCACTGAATGGATGATGACTGTGTCGTCATTGACGTCGATCCTGTATGAGTCTTTCCACGCCGGCAGATGGTCGGCGAGCGCAAACCCTGCGATGCCTTCGTATTCCGGCGCAGAGTGAGCCAGGCGGCTGTCGAATCTCACATCATGATTGCCGATCGTGCGCAGCAGCTTCATACCGCGCGCAGCGGCCTCGATCTCGCCTAAGCGGTCTTGCACCGCCTCTAGCTCGTCTTTGACGCTGTACGTCTTTTGCCAGCCAATGCGCGCGTGTTTGCTGATGCGTGCGCCGTCGAGCAAATCGCCGTTCAGAATCACCGCCTTGATATCGCTCGCGTGTTCCGCGATCACATTGCAGAACGCCTTGTGCGCGGTCGTGATGAGCTTCGGCGAGTAATGCGCGTCAGAGCCAACGACGATCGAGCCATTGCGAATCGCAAGCCGGTTCGTCAGCTTCTTTTCCGTCAGCGTCAGCACCACGTCTTGATGCTTCGCCGCCTTCATGCGATCGCGAAACGTCGTCTCCGCGATGCCGCTTGCCCGAGCTGCAGCCTTGATGCTGCCGTGCGTCTCAATGACTTTCTGGTAATCGATCAAGCATCGCCCCCGATACGTTTTAGTGCCGCCTCGCGATCAGCCTTCATCGCGCCAGCAATCAGTCGATGCTTCTCGCTCTCTACGCTGCCCAGTAGCGCCCCGTGTGCGTTCTCTTGATCCAGGCACAGCGCCATTTCTTCAGCGTCCTCAGCGAAGTCCATTGCGAGCATCGCAACAGCCAACACGCCAAGCGCAGACAGCAGCAGCACAAGCGCGACAACGACAAGCGAGACGAGAGACATGGCGGCTCCTATAAGTCTGCGAATGTATTAAATGTGGGCGAGCGAACGCGCAAAGCATCCACGGCGTCGACAGTTTGCAAACAAAACTTGATGTTCTAATACTTACGACGTATTATATCTACACGCAAGCGCGGAGACCAACCATGAGCAACTATGAAAATTACGTCCTGAAGCAAGCAGCCGAGACGATCGGCAAGCTGCGCGAGCTGGTGCAGTCCGGCCACATCACCATCGAGAGCGCATGCGCAATCGGCGAAGCGCGCGCCATGCTGCAAATCCTCTCTGACGCACTGGAGGCTCGCAGTGAACGCGCGGTTTAAGTGCAGCCACGATTTCTGGCTCGATCAGGAGGCTGACGCCTACTACAACGAGACAGATGGCGAGGATGACGAAGAACCGGAGGATGATCCGGACGATGCAGATTTACAATAAACAATCCACACACGGAGAAACCATGAGCAACGAACACAAGACCCTTGCTATGCGAGCGCTGGAGAACATGCGGGGCGATGACCTCTACCGCGCGCGCGCAGCGTTCAGCAACCTGACCGATGCAGAGCTTGACCTGCAACATGGATACAGCGGCAAGACGCGCCGCGAAATTCTTGCCGAATACGAAGAGTACGAAGCGAAGATTAACGCGGCAATCGAATGGATGAAAACAAAGTAAAACAAGCCCGCGCGATGCGGGCTTTTTTGTTTTTGAGAGCGGCCTCGTTCTCGCAACCCTACGCAGCGAACGGGACTTAACCCGCAAACCGCGCTTGACTCTCACGATTGCGCCGGACCTAGATCGATTTTCAGGTCGACCGGCACCAGCCTGTTTTGTCAGTCGGGCGCATGCGTAAGAGCGCTGTCTTTCCAGCAGTCAGGCGTGGGGAGCGCCGGCGAAAACGAAAAAGCCGCCGCTGATTGCTCTAGCGACGGCCTGCGTGTAAAAAGCCGCTCAACCCATCAGGGGAGCGGAAACTGCTTTGCAGCAGAAGGAACCGGGAACGCATGAATCCCACGGTGACACAATCATATCAAAACAGTCCAAGTTGTGTCAACCAAAACTTAGCGAGTATTAGTGCGGTCGTCCGACGATCGACAGGAGCGCGGCAATCGCCTCCTGACGCATGTGAACGGGGATGGCGGCGCAGGCCGCATTGATGAATTCGTGGTCAGTCCAGGCGTGAGGCGATAACTCGCCCTCGAACACCGGCAAAACATTCGTACCACTCGTAGCGACAACTTGCGCACCGGTCATAATTACCCGCCTTTCTAATCGTTTGGGGAGGCGCTTTCAACTAAGCGTCCACGTAACGATAAGGCATATCATAAGGGTACGCAACAAATCCTTGTATTGCTTTGTTGCATTTTCGCTGTATTAGAAGTCAAAATTACTTTGGTAGGACGAAAATTGTTAGCGCTGTAATACTTTTGTCTGACCCGCTGTCAACCGTTTGCGAGCAGCTTATTTTGCGTGCTCTTTCTCGACGATCGTCTCTATCGGCTTTCCTGTGACGATAGCGCCCATCACCTTTATCAGTGCGGCGCGCGTTGCTTCAGGTGAATGCTCGTAGAGGCCGCGGACAGTGTTTAGAACGTCTGCCAGCCCCTCGTCCTGGACTTCTGCCGGCGCCTGATGGTTTGTGTCGAGCCAGCCTTCCGGGAGGTTCAGAGCGCTCTCTATGCGACGCGCGAGCTGCGGGCCGATGATGCGACCGTTGCCGCCCTCTTCCTTCTTCCCACCGTTCTTGATCTGCGACACGTAGATCTGATCCATGCCGAGACGGTCGGCAAATCGTCTGAGCATTCCCCGATCTGGCTCGTTCGGCCAATCCTTCCTGAAGTCTTCCTTGAATTGGTCAAACAGCCAAAGGAAGTTTCTCTGACGGATGCGCTCGATTGTTTCTACGGTCATCTTTCGGTTCCTGTGTTTTAGTCGCGGGTTGGCCCCGTCGTGCGCACCTCATGCGCTTTTCACCGGTACGGTCGTGTTCCCCTCGCCGCCCTGCTTTTCTCGTGTAACTGAATATTGCGACATCGGGCGTCTGAATGCAAGCGTGACCAAAGCAAAAAACTAGAGTTTTCACTAACTTACAGCGCTTTACGCTTACAAATACTGGATACTTTTGGCGCTTTATAATACAATGAAAGCCTTAGATCAACAGGCGCGAGGAGCCGACAAATGGATGCAAACGAGTTCCACCAAAAGCACGGCCGCAAGATCGTCGACCAGGTGCGCGAGAAGCTCGGCATGAGCCTGTGCTCTTGGTATCACATCAAGAATTACGCCCGTCCTGTGACGCCTGACCGCGCTGTAAAGCTCGCTATGGCAAGCGACGAGATCACGGCTGGCGACGGTATGCAGATCGTCGACCTGCTGCGCCTGCGCGATCTGCCGGCGCGCGTCGTTGGCACCGGTAAGGACGAAGCATGAGTTACGGATTCGTCTACATTCTCGGCAACAAATCAATGCCCGGGATCTACAAGCTCGGCATGACGTCCGGCAGCCCGCACAAGCGGGCAAAGGATCTCAGCGCGTCTACTGGCGTCGCAACCCCCTTCGTCGTTCTCTGCTATGCGGAGTTCGAAAACGCGCTTCAGAAAGAGCGGGAGTGCCACGAAGCACTCGCAGAGTACCGGGTTTCGGACAGGCGAGAGTTCTTTGAGTGCCAACTGGAGCACATGCACGGGCCGCTTTACTGGGACTATGACTGGCTATCGTATTCCCCGGGCGTGTTCGAGGAATGGCGCCTTGAGCAGATTCACAACAAGCCGCGAACGCTCGAATTGGTGAAAGCATGAGCATTTGGACCTACAAGAAGGCGGTCATGCAGTCGAAATTATCGGCGTCGACCAAGCTCGTCTTGGTCGCGCTTGATATGCACGTCAATGACATGGGCGACCCCGCATTCCCCTCCTACGCCCGCCTCGCGGATCTTACGTCGCTTTCGGCCCGTAGCGTCATCGAGCATGTCGGAATCGCCGAGCAAGGCGGCTGGCTAAAACGCGAAAAGCGCTTCAACAAGGAAGGCCGGCAGCAATCCAATCTGTTCTACCTGCAAGTTCCGCATCACATCGCTGTAGCAAGCAACGCAGGCGCGGAACCAGAACTCCCCTTATCCGGGGGTGCAGATGGTTCACCCATGGGTGCAGCAGGTTCACCCTCGGGGGTGCAGCAGGTTCACCCAGAATTAACCATAGGAAAGAACCAATCAAAGGAAACTAAAAGGGCTACCGCTCTGCCAGCGAATTTCGCCGTCACAGACGATCTGCGGAACTGGGCTGCTGAACGGGGCTACACGTCGCCCGACGAGCTTCTGGAGGCATTCAAGCTCTATCACACCGCCAAGGGATCGACGTACAAGGATTGGAAAGCCGCCTTCCAGATGTGGATCAAGAACGACAAGCGTTTTTCTTCGCCCAAATCTAAAACATCTGGTGTATCATCTAGTAAAACAAAATCGCTTGCTGACATGGACTACAGCACGCCACTTTTCTAACCAGAAGTGTTGTACAAAAACAAACGGGAACCGACGATGCATGTTTTATCAACCACACTTCCAGACGAGGGATCGTGCGCAAAGCACGGTTCTTTCCCTATTCGACAGATCAATGTCGCTGAGTCTGTGATTCGAATTACGCGCTGCCCTGCCTGCTCGAAGGAAGACGCAGACCGCGAGGCAGCAGAGCGCGCAGAGAAGGAGCGCGCAGAGCGTCAGGCGAAGATCGAAGCGCGTCTGGAGCAAGCTGGTATCCCTGCTCTGTTCCGCGAACGCACGTTTGACAATTACGAGTTCCCGACAAGCGAACAACTGCGCGCACGTAACCGTTTCTATACCTTCGCGCAAAACTTTGACCATCACCTGAAGCGCGGCACCGTCCTAGTCGGCATCGGCAAAGTTGGTACCGGTAAATCTCACCTTGCATGCGCGGCTGCTAACTACCTGATGGCACGCGGTCACACCGTCTACTTTACGTCCACCGCACGCTTGTTTACCAAGATTCGCGGAACATGGTCGCGCAACTCCGAGCTTACCGAAGAACAGATGCTTCGCCAGTTCGAGTCGATCGATTTGATGATCCTCGACGAGATCGGATTGCAGCGCGGCACTGACGACGAGATCCGCACGCTGCACGAGCTGCTAGAGGCGCGCAGGCTCAATTGCAAGCCCACCATCCTGCTGACGAACCTCGACGTACCGAGCCTGAAGGCGTATCTCGGCGAGCGCTTCATGGACCGCCTGAGCGAATCTGGCGTAAGCGTGAAGTTTGATTGGGAATCGCACCGTCGCCAATCGCGCGACGTTGGCGGCCTAGACGCGGAGGCAGCATGATTCCAGCCCGCATCAGCGATTACCTCAGCACGCAGACCGAGGGCGCGACTGTTCAGCAGATCGCCGACAGCATCGACATTACGGCTCAGAAGGTGCGCCAGGCACTATCGCGACTTGAAACCAGCGGCAAGGTGAAATGCAACGGCCGGCGCGACAGATTGGGCGCCTTGTGGCTCAGCATCCGCGAGGAAACGCCGCCAGTGTTCCGAGCGATGGAAACGCTCAGGGCGATGCAAGACGCTTGCAGGGCGCGACTGACGGCTAACCAGATGGAGGCGGCATGACGAAGACTGAATGGTTCCCAATGAGCATCAAGCCGGTTCGTGATGGCGTCTACCAGACTCTTTTGTGTCAAGGAGAGTCCTATAACCCGCCCTATCAGCGGTACGAGGATGGGAAATGGTTTTCCACGTGCGACACCGCATGGGAAGCTGAAGATTGCCCATTTGTGTCCGCCATATCCGATCTGCTGCACGCTTGGCGTGGCCTGACGGAGCCAGCAGCATGAGTCCCGCCCTGTACTGGTGGCTGTTCTTTGGCGTCATGGCGAAAGTATGGAATCCGCCGAAACGTGAGCATAAGGAGGAAGCGTGAAATTTCATCAGTTGATGTGCCTGTGCTCGGTGGTCATCCTCGCGCCAAAACTGGACGACAGCCACGCTCGATACTTGGCTATTTTTTGCCTCGCCGTATCGTTTGTGTCTGGCTTGATAAGCAAGCAGCCTGAATGACCAAACCATTACGCCAGCATGAGTACGGCGACCCACTAAAAATTCTAATAGCGCGCGAGGAACGAACATGCAAGGGCTGCGTTTATCAGATCGGGAAGATCAGTTTCGGAGAATCGGACTTACTCTGCGCTCGTCTACGGCCGATGACGAAGCGGTGCGAAGAATGGCGCTCTTTGGATCAATGGAGAGCGCACTGTCTTTCGCGTACACGTGGCGGGCAACGGCCGGCGTGAAGATCGGCAAGATCGGCGAGTTCGTCGGCAAGGAAGGCGGCATGATCCTATCCGCGAGCGAGAAACGGGCTCAGGCACGGCGCATTCTCGATGTGATCGAGTCGCATACCAACCTAGATCAACGAGCGCTCCTGGACGCGGAATTCGGCGGCGAGAACGGAGAGCGACACGCGGCGATCGGTCGACTCGAACACCTGTTTGCCGGCATCGTGCGCAATCGGGCTGTCATTCGCCTGATGCTGATGCGCGAGTTCGTCTACGGCGCGCACTACTGCCCTTCTGCGCAAGAGATCGCGGACGAATGCGGAGTCAGCCGAAGCACGGCATATAACGCGGCGGCGAAGATCGGGCCGGCGATTGCAGAGCTGCGCCAGGCGACGCACGAGAAGTTACGA